ATGTTATCAATAAAGTGCCAAAACTTCCATTTGATGAACCAACAAAAAAAGCTATAGGTAAAGTTAAAGACAAATCTGGTGCAGTACATACACCTATGTCTAGAACTAGAGATATTGCTAGAACGGCTGCTCGTAAGCAAGCTGGTATCAAAGAGGCTGCGGATATAAACGATCCATTGGACAAAATTGATACATCAGCAAAGCGTTCTCTATCAAGAACCGCTGGTATGGTTAAAGATTTGGCTACAAATGCAAAGGCCAAAGCTAAATCCAAAGATAAAAAAGATACTTTTGAGCCAGAACCAGAACTATCTTCACAGATAATGAAGCAAGATTAATTCATAAATATAACAATAACAATAAGGAGACTTAAATGTCACTATGGTCAAATACAGATGCTAACACAAGCGCACCTAAATTCGTTGGAGTTGGTGGATCACCAACACAAAGTGGTTTAACAATGTACGCAAATACACAAACAAGCGCATTCATTACGGATCAAAAAGTTGGTGTTTTCGGCGTTGACGTTACCGAACAAGGTATTGCTGGAAATCCAAAAGGCGGTCATGCAGGTTGGAACTTAGTTAAAACAGGAACAGGTGGTCGTGCGGGACGTACACATGTGGAAACATTGGTAGCAATGGGCTCTATGGTTAACGTTGCTGATGGTGGTTCAGATGGTTCTGCTACAGCTAACGATGATGTTACATTTGTAGACGCATAATTAATGTTTAACTTTAAGGCATACTTGACCGAAGAAATACAAATCGGTCAAGCTATCATCGCACATGAGCCTACCGATAAGCAATCATTATCGGTAGGTAATCCTGTTGTGGTAGCAAAGATAAACTCAGTTTTTACAATAGAATTGGGTGATATCTTTTTGTCACCAGAATCTGGATTCCAAAAAGTACGCAAGGTATTACATAGATTCGGTCTAGACATGCCGCCAATGTATGGTATGGATCCTGATGGCGATGAAATTGTGCTAGATGTAACTCAATATGGTGATGCATCATTAGGTTCAGGATTACTTTATATCCTATACAGCCTCAACGATGAAGGTTATTATGATTTCTATGCTGAGATTAATGATGAAGCAGGCATAGAAGAATTATTGGCTTCTGGTATTGAGGGAGAAGACGAAGAAGATTAATAATAATGAAAAAACTGACACATTTTCATCACATTGTTCCAAAACATATGGGTGGTACTGATGATCCGTCAAATTTGATTGAATTAACTGTAGAAGAACATGCTAACGCTCATAAGAAATTATGGGAAGAACATGGAAGATGGCAAGACGAATTTGCTTGGAAACTATTAGATGGTCAAATACATAAAGAAGAACGAAATAGACAATTATCATCATTAGCAAATAAAGGTAATAAGTATCGTTTAGGTAAATTTCATACGGAAGAATCCAAGCAAAAAAATGCGTTAAGTAATTCCAAAAAATGGAGAATTACTGATCCTTTAGGAAATGAATTTATTGTAACAAATTTGTTCAATTTTTGTAGAGAAAATAATTTACAGCAAGCATCAATGTGGAGAGTTTCTGTAGGAAAACAGAAATTTCATAAAAAATGGAAATGCAAAGTTTATGTTTGATGATTTGAATGTGAATAATGTTTTACTGTATTGCATGAAGGCTTACGATAAACCAAACTGTATTATGAGCGAATTCAAAGAGGATATGAAGCGATTCAATTATCTTAAAAGATTGTTTCGTAGATATCGCAAGATGGATGATTTACGGGAAAGACTTGTAATAAACCATCTGGTAGTCATATATAATGTTTTTGGTGTAGAAGTAGCAACACGTATGCTATTTTATAAAATGAGCAAAGATGATTATTCAGCATTGAAAACATATTTGATATTTCTAAATTACATGCCAGCAGTTGTTCATGGTATAAAAGGTCAAGATATCATATCTTCAGAAATACCTGTTGATATGAAAATTGCAGAAGTTCTTAGGGAGATAAAATGATTGTAAAAGAAGATGTTCCAGGAAATTCAGCAGGATCAGGTGCTGTCGCTGGCATCGGTGTAGCAAGTCCTACACTACCAAATCAAGCAGAACCGGGTGTAAAGAAACGCAAGAAGTTTGCGGGTTCTACCGTCTTCACAGTACCAACCAAATCATTTGTTATGGCTAAGATGCTAAAGCGCAAAGGCGTTCGCTTTGAATCATATCTTGGTGATCCAGATATTGCAAAAGAAGTTGGTGAGTTTGCAAACAAGAATTGGCATGAAGCTATCATTCTTGAAGATGAACAAACTGGTGCTATGGTATACCTACGATACGGTAAAGGTAACAGATAATGTGGATTTTACAATGGCTTCCTAACTGGATATTCTATGCAATATTTTTTGCAGGTCTATTAGGTCTGCTAGTTGCAACTGTAATGAAATTCATTCCGTTCGTGTACATGTATCGCACAGCAATACAAGCAGTATCTGTGGTATTGATTGCTCTTGGTACATATATGGCTGGTGCAATATCAAATGAAGAAGCATGGCAAGCAAGAGTAAAAGAGATGGAAGCTAAGGTAGAAGCGGCTGCGGTAGAATCAGCACAAGAAAATGTAAAAGTTGTTGAGAAGATAGTAAAAAAGACTGAATACATTAAGACACGTGGTCAAGATATTGTTAAGTTTATAGACAAAGAAATTGTTAAGTATGATACTAAGTTTCTTCCAGGCGGTCAATGCGAGATACCAAAAGAATTTATTGAAGCGCATAACAGAGCGGCTGAGGCACCAAAATGAGAAACGTTGAGAAACAACAAAGAATCAGCACAATACTATTTGTTATAGTGACAGCAATATTTTTTATTGCAATGTTCTCAGGATGTTCAACAACAGTACCAGTCACAGCTAAATTTCCAAATGCGCCAGAACAATTGTTAGTCAAATGCCCACAATTAGAAAAATTAGGTAATGAAGTAAAATTAAGTGATATAAGTAAGACGGTTACTACAAACTATACAACTTATTATGAATGTGCTGTGAAACATGATGCCTTTATTGAATGGTATAACGTACAGAAAAACATTTTTGAAAGTGTAAAATAATGGAACTAACAAAACAACAACTAAAACAATTGCTTCCAAAAAATCCATACATTGACCATTGGCACCATGCCTTGGAACAATTGTTGCCAGATTATGAAATCAATACACCACAGCGTATTGCCGCTTTCATTGCTCAATGCTCACATGAATCTGGTGGTTTCACAGCATTACAAGAAAATCTAAACTACAAGCCAGCAACTATTCGTAAGTTGTTTGGTAAATACTTCCCAACAGATGAATTAGCAAATGAATATTGCTCTAAGCCAAACAAACAAGAAGCTATTGCAAACCGCATCTATGCATCACGCATGGGTAATGGTGATGAATCATCTGGTGATGGTTACAGATACCGTGGTCGTGGTCTGATTCAATTGACTGGTAAAGATAACTATACATTCTTTGCTGGTTCACTACAAATTTCTGTAGAAGAAGCAGCCGAGTATATGGCTACATTTGAAGGAGCCGCACAGTCAGCTTGCTGGTTCTGGGAAACAAACAATCTAAACCAATGGGCTGATAAAGGTGATATTGTTACACTAACAAAACGAATCAACGGTGGCACCATTGGTCTTGATGACCGCATTAAACACTACGAACATGCACTTCATGTTTTAGGAGTTTGATATGAATGATAGAAAATTGTTTTTTGTTGCAGTCGGCTTACTAGTATTGCCGCTTGCACTAGCATTCTTTGGTGGTGATAGATTCCGCTATCCATGCCAAGACCCAGATAACTGGGAAAAAGATATTTGTAAGATGCCAAAATGTGATGTGACAAGAACTTGTCCTGAACATATTTTTAAGGGTCAACGTGACCCTAGATTAGGACCTCCAAAAGATGGACAAACTCAAACAACTACGGCAGTGGTTCCAGCACCAGCTTGCCAAGCACCAACAACACAAGGAGCAAATTGTGGAAAATAATCAAATGTATACCGAAGACCAATTAATGGCCAGATTGAAATTCTTTATTGGAATTTGCTTGGCTCTAACACTAACGGGTATTGTATTCGTTGTTCTTTACTCAATCATCTTTGTAACACAGCCATTGAATGCTATCAGCCCAATTGACCAGAAGTTTTTTGAGTTGATTATTCCTATCGCTACATTCTTAACTGGTACTCTATCTGGTATCATGCTGGCTGGCAATGATAAGGATGCTCAAAAAGCAGCCTTACAAGCGGCTAATAAAGGATGGGACAAACCACCAACACCAATACAAAAAAATGAAACAACAACCAGCGCACCTTCCTTCTCTCCAGCACCTAGCGTTTCTCCAACAGTCACGAACTCGTTCGGATCACAATCAATGGGCAGCGGAAGTAGCTTTGGAAGCGTATCTCAACCCCAAGTTGTCACAGGTTTCGGAGGCAAGCCAGCCCCAGCTCCAGCCCCTCAACCCGAACTATAAATGAACTTTATACTAAGCATGTTATCAGACGGTATCAACGATACCGTTTCCAGTAAAAGAGTTGTCACACTATTAGCATTTATAATGTGTGCGGGTGGCTTTATTGCTATGGTGTGTGGTTACCCATTAGATTCTAAAATATTTGATTCAATGATGTACATCGTGATAGCAGGCTTAGGTTTTACAGCATCGGAAAAGTTTTCTAAAAAGGAATAAAAATGAAATCACTAGTATTATCAATCGCATTGTTATTTGGTATGACAACCGCAGTTTATGCTGAGGCTGAGAAGACCAAGGTGTGTGTAGATGTTAAAGACAAAGAAGGCAAGCCTGTTAAAGATGCCAAAGGTAATGTAAAACAGAATTGCAAGGAAATGAAAGTGCATAAGAAACTAGAGGGCACAGAAGTTCCTGTGAAGAAATAAATGGCATCCACTGTAGAAAGAATTGGTATCGTTGAAACTAAGGTAGAAAACCTTAGTGAAAAGCTGGACGATTTGAAAGTTGATGTTAAGGAAATGCATGATTGCCTTGATAAGACACGGGATGACTTGAAATCACAACTAGAAACCATGTATAATGCATCATGTGAACAACACGCTGAGTTAGCCAAAAAGATTGGTAACTTGGAACAAATACGACAAAAAATGATGTGGATGGTAGCTGGTGCTGTTGCATTTGCAGGCATTCTTTCCGGGCATTTTGATAAAATCATTGCCTTTATTACTTGACATTTGTGCGGAGTTGTTATATAATGAGCCATGCTTTCTACAGACTTAAAATTTACATTATTAATCTCACCGCGGTTTGAGAAGTTTCAGCGCAAGTCTGATTACCTTTTCAACTGTCGGTGCCCTTTGTGTGGTGATTCACAAAAACACAAAGCAAAGATGCGCGGTTACATCTACCGCAAAGCCAATGAATTGCTTTATAAATGCCACAACTGTGGTACTGGTACAAGCATCGGCAATCTTATCAAGCAGGTAGATTCCAATCTATACAAGGAATATATCCTTGAGCGATACAAAAGCGGTGAGATTGGCATCAACAATAATAAAGCAAAACTATTTGATATACCATCGCCACGCTTTGGTATACTTGATGATGCTGTCTATGAAAATGCGGAGAGGTGTGATAAACTCCCTGATACGCATTTTTGTAAAATATACTTGACACGCCGCAAAGTGCCACCAGCAATGTTTGAGAAGTTATATTTCACAGCAAACTATAAAAAGTTTTGTGATGAAGTATATCCTGACCACGGCAAAGATATTGTATCCGATGCACGGTTGGTGATACCATTCTATGATGAATGGAATTCTCTGAGTGGTGTATCTGGTCGTGCGTTGGCTAATGCAGAATACAAATTGCGTTATGTCACCATCAAGACAAACGATAGCCCAAATAAACTAATCTATGGTCTAGATAGAATTGATTTTACAAAGCCAGTTAAGATTGTTGAGGGTCCGATTGATTCGTTGTTTTTAAGCAACTGTCTTGCATCTGGTGATTCAAGTTTATCTGTCACAGCAAAAAATATTTCAGCAGAAGAAAAAATATTAATTTTTGATAATGAACCACGCAATAAAGAAATCGTGAAGTTAATGAAAGATGCTATCAACTTAGGTCACAATGTCGTAATTTGGCCTGATAATCTCGTTGGCAAAGATATCAATGAGATGGTGATGAATGGCATATCGCCTGATGAAATTGAAGCGATTATAAGTAATAACACATTTAAGAATATAGAAGCGCAAGCTAAATTTGTTTTTTGGAAGAAAATATAATATGAAAGTTAAGTTAGTAAGTCATAGCAAACCATCCCGTGAGATTGCAAGCGAAGGCCTTTATGATATGCAAGAGTTAATTGCATTCTGCGCCCGTGTATCCAATCCTGCAAATCAATACAATACCGATACATCTGATAAATTAATCAAGTATCTAATCAAGAATAAACATTGGAGCCCACTAGAAATGGTGTCTGTTTGTTTAGAGATTGAAACGACTAGAGATATTGCAAGACAGATATTGAGGCATCGGTCATTTTCTTTTCAGGAGTTTAGTCAGCGATATGCAGACCCAACTAAAGATTTGGATTTTGTATTGCGTGAAGCTAGATTGCAAGATACAAAGAATCGCCAGAACAGCATAACCACAGAAGATTTGCAGTTACAAGCATTTTGGCAACAGCAACAACTGAGAGTTATCAATGCGGCTAAGGAAGCATACACCTGGGCTATAGATAATGGTATAGCAAAAGAGCAAGCAAGAGCGGTGCTACCAGAAGGTAATACAGTTAGTCGTTTGTATGTAAATGGAACATTAAGGTCATTCATTCATTACATTGAAGTGAGAACAGATAAGTCTACTCAAAAAGAACACAGGGAAATCGCTATAGAAGTTTCTAAAGTTATTTCGGAAGTATTTCCTTTATCTGAACATTTTATTCATAGTGAATCAAATATCTAATTCTTATAAATACATTCTAGAATACACTATAGGAGACTAGAATGGGAAGAAAAAGTGTTTATAGCGTGGGTCAATTTTTTGGTAAACTTGAAGTATTGGAGATATTACCATCAAATGGCGCAGGAAGTCACGTAAATCTTAGATGTTTGTGTCATTATTGTAATAAAGAAACCATTAAATATGCGGGAAACATAAAAAAAAGAAATAGTTGTGGTTGTCAACAAAACAATAGCTCCGAATGGAAAAATGTTGGTCCAAAAAATAAACCTTGGCAACTACCATTTGGTCATGCTGCCAGAAACGGTCTGGAGTATCAATATAAAAGAGGCGCAGCCAAAAGAAATTTAGAATATACTTTGACAATGGAAGAATTTGATGAACTTGTTATAGGAGACTGTCATTATTGTGGAACAGAAACGCCAGCGACAGCAAGAGGTCAAGGAAAAACTAGTGGCGATTTTAAGTATACGGGAATTGATAGAATAGATTCAAAAAAAGGATATGTTAAGTATAATTGTGTATCATGTTGTTGGATATGTAACAACATGAAAGGAACAACAAATGATGAAGATTTTATAAAACATATTGAAAAAATATATAGACACAAAAAGAAGGAAAAAATGATATGAATATCGTTCACGGTATTAGGGTAGACTATTCCCGGGATAATTTGTTTGATGAACTTGGAATAAAACGATTAAAAGAAAGTTACATGAAAGATGAAGAAGTCTCGCCTCAAGAAAGATTTGCTTTCGTTTCTAGGGCTTTTGGATCAGACAACGAACATGCCCAAAGACTTTATGACTATTCTTCAAGACATTGGTTGTCTTATTCTACTCCTATTCTCAGCTTTGGGCGTTCTAAGCGTGGCCTTCCTATATCATGCTTCTTACCTTATCTACATGATAGCGCAGAAGGCTTGGTTGATTGTCTATCGGAAGTAAATTGGTTGTCTATGTTAGGTGGAGGTATTGGAATTGGTCTTGGTATTCGTTCTGCTGATGATAAATCTACTGGCATTATGCCTCATCTTCGCACTTATGATGCATCCTCACTCGCTTACCGCCAAGGGCGGACTCGCCGCGGTAGTTATGCTACTTACTTGGATATCTCTCATCCCGATATTCTCATATTTCTTGAAATGAGAAAGCCAACAGGCGACCAGAATATGCGTTGCTTGAATCTGCACCAAGGTATCAATATTACCGATGACTTCATGCAGTTGATTGAAAAATCTATGCTTGATCCACATGCTGATGATACATGGGAACTAAAAGATCCACACAGCGGTGAAGTGCGTGATACAATACCAGCAAGAGAATTGTGGCAAAGAATTCTTGAAGCACGAATGCTAACTGGTGAACCATACCTACATTTCATTGACACAAGCAATCGTGCTATGCCACAGTTTCAGAAAGATTTGGGATTGAGCATTAGACAAAGTAATTTGTGTAGTGAGATTATTCTGCCAACAGATAAAGAGCGAACAGCAGTATGTTGCCTATCATCTGTAAATTTGGAGTACTATGATGAATGGAAAAATGATGCCCTATTCCTTAAGGACATTGCTGAAATGCTTGATAATGTTCTGGAGTATTTTATTGTTAATGCACCTGATACCATTTCCAGGGCTAAGTACTCTGCTAGCCGTGAGCGTTCTATTGGCATTGGTGCCTTAGGCTTCCATGCATTCCTACAGAAAAGTAACATTGCATTTGAAGGTGTCATGGCTAAAGTTATGAACAACCAAATGTTCAAACATATTAAGGAGAAACTTGATGAAGCGAATCTTCAATTGGGCTCTGAGCGAGGCAGTCCTCCTGATTGTGATGGTACTGGTCGCAGGTTTGCTCACGTTATGGCTATTGCTCCCAATGCTTCTTCTTCTATTATTATGGGTAATACCAGCCCTTCTATTGAGCCGTATCGTGCTAATGCTTATAGACAAGACACCTTGAGTGGTTCATCATTGACAAAGAATAAATGGTTGGATAAAATTATCATTAAATTTTTACAACATGGTGATCCAGAACAAGCAGTTGACCAAGCAGAAGTTGATGAAATATGGTCTTCAATCATTGCAAACGATGGCTCAGTACAACATCTATCATGGATGGATGAAAATACAAAAGAGGTGTTCAAGACTTCAATGGAGATTGACCAGCGTTGGGTTGTTGAACACGCCGCAGATAGACAGCATTACATTGACCAAGCACAGTCATTGAATCTATTCTTTAGACCAGATGTAAATGTTAAGTACCTCCATGCTTGCCACTTCCTAGCATGGAAGAAAGGCCTCAAGACATTGTACTATTGCCGTAGTGAGAAATTGGCTAAGGCTGACAAAGTATCAAAACGAATTGAGCGTGATGTTATCAAAGAAATTGACATGACACAAATTGCACAGGGCAACGAATGTTTAGCATGTGAAGGATGATATGAATAGAAGACCTCTACATTTTATTACCCGTGAGAAAGAATGGGAACTGATACAAAGATTAGAAACGATTGTAGATAGTTACGATTTTGATCCAAAAACAACTGCGGTAATAATGGCAAGTCCTGATTATTCAGCAACAGTAGCCATGCACTTAGCACATGCATGGTCACGCAAAGGAGAAATGCTTCCAATTATTCCAGTTGATGTGGCTTATCCAAACGAATCTGTTACGCCTTACATTGATAAAATGACAATGCAAGCAGGAGATATCAGACAATATGAAAATCTTGTATTGGTAGAAGCTGGAATTATTCGCGGTGGTAATTGGACCTGGATGTTGAGTGTTCTTAATTTGTGGGGATACAATAGAACAAATATCACACTGGTTGCTATGTGTGAGAATATTCATAGCAAAGTTAAGTCCGATTATGTTGCTGAATATTATGATGATGAAAAAGAAGAATTGATGTTTTACTTTGAAAAGTTTAATAAAAACTGGGCAGTTAGATAACCACAAAAATAAAGGAAAAAATGAAAAAAATAATTATAAGCGTAATGGCTATGCTATCAATCGTAGCATTTGCTCAAGGTAAACAGAAAGATGGAGTAATCTATGATGCGGTCATCACCAGAGTTATTGATGGTGATACTGTAGCATTTCAAGCACCATTTCTACCTGCACCATTAAAGCAGGAACTATCCATTCGTGTGTTCGGTGTTGATACACCAGAAAAGGGACACAGAGCGCAATGCCCAAGCGAGGATCAAAGAGGTCAGGCTGCATCGGCATTTACCAAAGCACAAATCAATGCATCAACCAAGCGTCAGGTCATTCTGATGGACTGGGACAAATATGGTGGGCGTGTGTTGGGTGATGTTGTTCTTGATGGTAAGAGTTTAAGACAGATGTTAATAGCAAACGGTTTTGCCCGTGAATACTACGGTGAAGCCAAACAAAGTTGGTGCAATTAAAATGAGAAAAATTATTAGATTTACGGCTGAATGGTGCCAGCCCTGCAAGACACTATCAAAACAATTGGAAACAATGGAGTTAAATCTTCCTATTGATGTAATTGATATTGACAAAGACCCAGAGATTGCAATAGAATATGGCATTCGGTCAGTACCAACACTTGTGCTTATGGAAGACAATGAAGTCAAAAGCAAAATCGTTGGGCTAAAAGCACCGCATGAAATTAGAGAATGGGCCACAGCATGATTAAGAGAGTAATCTCTTGGCTAATTAAAAAAATTAAGAAACCAAAAACCAACGACAAATTTATTTACTGATGATAATTGCTTTTGGTGATAGTTTTACTTACGGATTCAATTTCAATGAGAGTGAGAGATTAAACAATGTTTATCCAACATTACTCGGAAAGAAATTGAATCAGCCTGTTTTAAATACAGCATTACCCGGAGCAAGTAACTGGCGTATAGCTAGGATGATTCAGTCCATGAATATTACAAAAGATGATATTGTAATTATTTCATGGACCGAACCAACTAGATTTGAGTTAGGTGTTAACAAACGACATTATGTGCCACCAATTAAGGAGAATAGAATTGGTGATTTGAATGAGACTGAGGGTGACTTGATAACTAAAAGATTCTTTATTCAACTTACGGATAGAACTACCGATAAAGACGCAAAGAAAATAAACGAATTAGTCTATTCAGAATTCAATAATGAAAAATGGTTCCAAGAAATGTTTAAGGTGATGTACAATAGTTGCATTCAAGTGTTAGAAAAGTCTGGTTGCAAATGGTTAATGTTTAATGCATGGATTAAACAAGCTGATGGTGAGTATCATAAGAATTATGTTTACAGTAATACTACCATGAGTGGCATAATACAAAAAAATACTCCAGGATATTGGACTAAACAAGAACATGAAAAAGTTTCTAATACTTTGATAAATTGTTTGGATGAATTGTATGGTTAGATATTGGGGTGTTAATGCTTTTGGGCATGATGCATCTTTATGTGTTGTTGAGAATGATATGGTAATATTCCATAAATTGAGTGGTGGTGAATTTTTGACAGAGGGCGTTGTTGATGATGCATTGTCATTTGGCAAGCCTGATGTAATTTGTTACTATGAGAATCCTTTGTTGAAACGAACAAGACAATTGTATTCTGGCGAATGGAATAAAGCATTCAACATGTTGACACCAAAGTTACACATGTTGGAGTTTGGTATAAATTGCCCGATAAAGTATGTTGGTCATCATCATAGCCATGCCGCGGCATCTTACTTGACAAGCGAATTAAATGATGCTATAATATTAGTTGCTGATGCTATTGGTGAATGGGAAACAGTTACAGTTTGGCATGCGGTTGGTAATAACTTAACCAAACTTGATAGTCACAGATATCCATTTAGTTTGGGTTTGTTTTATACAGCATTCTCCAAATTATATGGTGTTAGTGAAAGAGAATTTATGAAGTTGAGTGTTGATGAATATCCAATACACTATGTAAAGGCAAAAAAATATCTGGATATAAATTTGCATAAGGGAATAAAAGATTGGGGTGAAGTGGATAAAAATCTACCAGCTTCGGTCCAAAAGGTCTTTGTTGATGCACTTATAGATATTGTTAAACCATTTAAGGGAATGTCAAATAATTTATTGATGGCTGGTGGGTGTGCATTTAATGAATTAGCAGTTAAACAATTAAACGCAAGAGTTACAATTAGTCCTGGTGATTCCAGTTCCTCCATTGGTGCTGTTGCGGCATATTTAAATAAAAGATTAAAAGGAAATAAATGATTAAGAAAACAACAAGCAGACTAACGGATGAAAGAAATCATTTCAAGCCGTTCAATTATCCATGGGCCTATGAATCATGGCTAAAGCATGAACAATCGCATTGGTTGCACACCGAGGTGCCGATGCTTGAAGATGTGAAAGATTGGAAGAAGAAACTAACCAATGAAGAAAAACAATTTCTAACGCACATCTTCCGTTTCTTCACACAAGGTGATATTGACGTAGCTGGTGGTTATGTAAAGAATTATCTACCACATTTTCCACAGCCTGAGGTGCGTATGATGTTGATGGGCTTTGCCGCAAGAGAAGCATTGCACGTAGCCGCATACAGTCACCTAATTGAAACTCTTGGGCTACCAGAGACAACATACAATCAATTTTTAGACTACCAAGAAATGAAGGACAAACATGATTACGTTTTGGATATATCTCTACAAAATGATTCAAGTAGTTCTGTTGCTACTCATATTGCAGTATTCAGTGCTTTCACCGAAGGGATGCAACTATTCAGTTCCTTTATCATGTTACTTAACTTCCCTAGAACCGGTAAAATGAAGGGCATGGGTCAGATTGTGACATGGTCTATAGTTGATGAAACTATGCATGCCGAGTCCATGATTAAGTTGTTCCGCACGTACATTGAAGAAAACAAGGAAATATGGAACGATGAACTTAAAGGAAAAATCTATTCTATTGCTGAGAAAATGGTTCAGTTGGAAGACAAGTTTATTGATTTGGCATTCAGTATGGGTCCTATGGATCGCCTTACTGCTGATGATGTTAAACAATATATTCGTTACATTGCTGACCGTAGGCTTATTAGTTTGGGTCTTAAGGGAATAATGAAAGTGAAACGCAATCCATTGCCTTGGGTGGAAGAAATGATTAATGCACCAACGCATACCAATTTCTTTGAGAATAGATCCACTGATTACTCAAAGGGTGCCCTATCTGGTACATGGGACGATGTTTGGGGCAAGGCTGCATAATTACCTTGACATTGTGATTGTATTGTTATATAATGAACTATGCGTATAATTGATTTGATTAAAAAACTTGAGGACCTCTATTGCACCTATGATGATGAATACAAACATCACATGGGTGAGCCTGAGATTATGATTGATGTGTTTGGTGATACCGATACACCACACCTATTTGAATATAGAGGTTTCTCAAAAGACATTTGCATAGACAAGAGTGCGGATGGTGTGTATGATATTATTAGAGCATTTGACATAAAGGAAGAAAATAATGGCTGATGAAAAAACTGAATTGAAACAAGAAGCTGGACCAAAGCGTAAGATTACCCAAATTACAACCGCAACAACAAATTCTGGTAGAATTATTGTGACTGCATTGTGTAACGATGGTACATTGTGGCGCCGTGATGTAATCAATGACAGCACCGAGTGGGAACAAATTAGAGGCATCTAATGGCAATAACAAACATGATTGGAAATAATCCAGCACAATTCAATTGGGCTGATGAAGAATTTACATTTAAAACAATGGAGTATCCTATCGGTGGTAAATTACTAAGCGGATCATTAGATATAACATTTGCTGATATTGATAGATTTTTAACGGATGATGATTTCAAAAATGCTATTAAGCAAAGAATGGCAACACATCTGGTTAAATGTATGATGGAAAATAATCTAATAGAGTTTACTAAAATTGAAGATTCAACGACTGGTTCATACAGATTACATGCAAGGTGTTATCTAGCGCCTAATGACCAAGTAAAAATATTAAGGACACATTATGGAAGTTGCAAAGCGTGAGAAGGATTGGTGGGAACATCACCCACTCCATAAACTATGGTGCAATGATGCTTGCCCATTAGTACCACGGTTTAATTATAGACCAGGTGATGAATGGAATGCAAACGCTTGGTCATTACATTGGTTATTATTCCATATCTGGACAATGGAACATTTTAGTTTTGGTGTTGATGTGAACCTACAAGCAGATAGTATTTCTGTTGGTTTCATTTTGCCATATCTGAGAGTTATAATTGGCTTTCATCATATGTGGCAATGGACATGGTTATATAAACTCAACCGTATGTTACGCCGTAATCCAGCATTGAAGAACTACAAAGGTGAATACAATTGATCCAACTTGAATGGTTCATATACGGTGCATTCTTTGGTTGGATAGCACAACCACTATGGGATGTAATTAAGAAAATTGTAAGTGAAGCAAAAAAAGCAAAGGAAGAATGGTAATGGAAATAGAATCAGCATTGTATTTTTTGGGTGGCTCAATCTTTATTGGGCTTGGTCTTTGTATCATTGGCGGTTTTGTATTGTTGTTGAACAATATTTACCATAAATTTTGGAAGCCTGTTGAATGGACAATACCACAATATAGATTCATTGATGCGGTTGCAGAACCAAAGCCAATTGACAAGGCAAACGAACCTAAGCTATAATTAAAAATAATTATACTTAGTCAAATTTTCTTTACGAGTTAAAATTTGCAAATTATTCTCCACATGTAAACCAGAAACATCATCTCCATTTAATGGAATTATATGGTCAACCTCATGTTTAATTCCAGTTTTATGTTCTAATAACACAGCTTCGGTGTATATTTTTAGAATTTCTGCTTTATTGGCCCAAGATGGATATTTTTGTTGTTGTTTAGCTCTACTAATTCCTGACCTAAAACGTGAATTGATTGCATATTTCAACCAATATTGTTCTTTTTCCTCAGGTGTCTTTTTATTGTATGCGTTTGGATGATTTTTCATTTGTACCCTCTGACTGGTTAATATATAATTTTGTGGGACAGCCCAACTCTGACTGGGTTTTCTAATGCTCCAACATTAGAATTACCACATTTATTTATGCATTAGACTTGGTATTCTAGTGTTTTATTAGTGTAATTCTCTAGTTTGCTAATATATATTAGTATGACACAGCCAAAAGGAGTGCATACAAATGAAAAATTATATACAAGAACTTTACCTTGAATTAAAATTGCTTGTAAAAGAGTTTAATTCACCAATCGCTTATCAATAAGGAAACAAAATGGATATCAAAGAAATTCAAACCAAATCAAAAGAATTCACAATCGCAATGATTGATGCAAACGAACAAGCATTCAATGCTGGTATCAAAGCATTTAACAAACTAATAGGATCCGATTATGCTACATATACGTATGGGCTAACATTTATGGGATCGGAAATTAGTAAAAATGCAAGAAAAATCGTTGAGGAATTCTCAGACCTTGCTCCTGCAGGAAATAAAAAGTAATCTCAATTGCTTTCACCCGGTCGTTCGCAACGGCTGGGTTATTAAATTTTCCATCTATAAAGACACCGGCATTCTTCTAATTTTTACCTCAAAGTATACTGGCCAGACAATAATCCGATACTGCGATTCAGAAGATAGCGCGGTGGACTATATAAATATAGTCATAGAAAAAGACGCAACGGTCCATCAAGACCACAGAGAATTTTAAGGAGATAAAATGGCAATGACCATGTCGGGAACGACACTAACATTTAACGATAGTACAACACAATCAACTGCGGCGGGTGGTGCGCCTGCACACCTAGCAATTGGACATGTAGGACTTATGTTACACACCCTCAACTCTAAAACATTCCCCGGAAATACTCAATCTGGTGGTTATCTCTATAAACTTACTTCTGGTGTACCAAGCCCCCGCGGCATCGGTGAGGTTCATTATTTTAATGGCCATGTTGTTAATAGCACAGCTGCCACCATTAACTTTTACGGTTCAGGCACATCATCTAATAGTTCTGGCACATGGAGATTTGTCGGCGCTTATGATTACATCATAACTCAAAACACCGTTGACGGTTATGGAATTGCGCTCACAAGCACCTTTCCAAATCTATGGCAGAGAATATCTTAATTTTGAAAGAAAATAATGATTATAGTTCAAGAAATTAATTACACAGTTGTCCGAAATTTAAAATGGACAAATCCAGAGCATACCGCATTTGATTGCGAAGTAAATTTCAATCATTTGTTTGAAAATTTTGTTCCATTTCATTGCACAAAAGCGGAAGCTGAAGGATTGATATACACTCACTCAACAGAAATATGGGAAAAAGCGTTATCAGGTGAATTTGGTCCAATTGCTGAATACGAAGAACCTGTCCAACCAGAACCGGTTCTTATGCCCGGAATTGAAATTATTCCATCTACAAACCCAGGAGACTTTACATGAGCATTCAAGTCCATATTGGTTGTGTGGAAAATTTATACACACGCATGATGTATTTTGAAAATACTGGTGATATTGAAGTTGGTCACGTTCATCAACACGACCATTTGACTTTGCTTGCTAAAGGCAAATTAAAAGTAACCATTGATGGCAATGTAACAGAATTTAATGCACCTCATATGATTTATATCAATAAAGATAAAGTGCATGAACTTGAAGCATTATCTAACAATACAGTTGCTTATTGCATTCATGCATTAAGAGACAATGAAACTGGTGATATATTGGATCCTGCTATGGTACCAAAAGGATCCATTGCTCAAGCATTACAAGCGGCAGAGCCATTAATTGTTCGTGAGAGTTAAACAACGATTAATTAAATCTTGGTCATACGCTAATCAGGTAGCTCCAGCGACAACAGGATTTATTAACAATCCTGTTAGTCTTGGTAGAAGATTTGCGGCACAAGATTCACATCCGCTGTGGTCAAAAGCATTTTCAGAATTTGGCCTTACTCCTGTTTCTGTAGAACCAGTATATAAATGTTTCACTGGTAACCATTTTATTGATGGTACTTTTACTCACAAGCATATTGATAGAGCACCTGAAGGACTAGTCCACACCAGATGTAATTTAATGATTAAGAAACCACCAATCGGTGGTGATCCAATTCTTGATGATGAAGTTATGCATGTTGAAGAAGGTGATTTATGGTTATGTTTGGCTAGTATGGAGTATCATGCAAGCACGCCGATACAAGGCGGTGAAAGAATTATATTTTCATTCGGTGGTCTTGTGCCAAAAGAACAAATCAATAATCTATTATGCATTACACAAAACGATTCAAACTAAACAAATATAAGTTAGTGCTTGCATACAGCATCAAATGGAAATCATTTCCAGGCGATGATGGTAGATATTATGAGAGTGAAGAAGTTAAGTATATTAAATTTGAATTGGTGAATAGAATGATAAGCCGTGATGATTCTGAAAGCAACTACCGAGGCTTTACATTACTTGGCATCCATGTTGGTATTGGTCATATGAGCCAAACAGAACAGATTATTTAATTACCTTGACAATCACACCGGGCTATGGTATAATGTTACTATAGCCCTTTTTTATTGGAGAAATAAAATTTTTATATTTGATGTTGAAACTCTCGGTAAAGATTCCGATGCCGTGATATTATCCATGGCCGCAATCTATTTTGATCCAGATAAAGAGCCGAGCCATACTCAATTAAGAGAGTCCGCATTCTTTTGTAAGTTTGATGTAAAGCAACAAATCAAAGACTTCAATCGGAAAGTGGACAGAGGTACCGTTGAATGGTGGTCCAAACAATGTGAGAATGCACGGAACAAATCATTTAAGCCACATCCAAATGATGTGCCATTTGAGATTGGTTACAGTGCAATGAGCCAATGGGTCAAATCAAAGAATGATAATAATTGTTGGGTATGGGCTAGAGGCAATTTGGATCAGATGGTACTGAGCCACATTGAGGATCAAATGAACCTTGAGAATATCTGGTCATATGCTAGATGGCGTGATGTACGAACTGCAATTGATTTTCTATATGGCACCAAGAATGGATATGTGGATGTGGACACACCAGCCTGGGTAGAAGCATTTGATTCAAAGCTACATATTACAAAGCACAATCCAATTGATGATTGTATATTTGATGCCATGCAATTAATGTACGGAAAGAAAAGCTAATGAAGTATATAGGAATGATAATCAAATATATCTTTATCATATTCTATGCATTTGTAGCCCTTATGTTTGCTATTCTATTTTCTGGCATGGTATACGGTGGCTATAAAGAACTAATGAAACTATTATGAACACGAAATATTATATTATTGCAGGCAATCACCGGGAAGGAACACAATTCATAAAAAACAAATGTCATACAATGGTGCGGTCTGGTTGGACTTCAATGTCTCTATCCAATTTTGTTTATGTAGCATCACCTGAGATATTAAGAGGGCAAGATAATCCAACAGGATGGTTCTATGGTTCATGGCGTGAAAGGGATGATATCGGTATGATTTTGATGATGCTAATATTGAATAAGAGTAAAATACAACAACATTATACACCAGAATTTAGAGATGTATTAAAAGAATTTGGATTCAAGCTATGAAAATAACACCAGTACAAAAGAGAATAGATCAACAACGGATTCGGCACCAACAGGACAAGATCCACCGTGAGCACCTAGAATATGTCAGAAAAGAAAATCAAAAGAGAACCGAACATCCAAACAAAGGCAAAAGGATAGATGAATATGTATAATAATGATGTTGAAGAATACACCAAAGAATTGGAGCAGGAAATACTCCGCCTGAAGGCTATTATAGAAAAACTCAGCAATACCGAGGAGTTAAATCCACAAGCGGTGTTTGCATTTCCTAGCCCACCAAGGATTGATAGATGAAAAAGTGGACAGAAAAAGAATATTCCCAATGGGTATATTATGATGATATTGATGGTAAAATCATCGGTGCATCCTACAAGGTTGGCAATATGAATAGCATATGGGGCGCCAAGATTTATAAAGATGTTGAGTATGTCCTGGGTACCTTTATTGATTCAGATTATGCGAGGAGAGCGGTAGAAACCTATTGGGATATTGAGAGTAGGACATTATTAAATGAATAAAATCATTCTAAACGCAAATGATATCACAGAGATATCCAAAGTAATTGAAGAATATAAGGTAGACTATTTCACCTTAACACGTAACAATGTAAGTGCTATTGGATATTCTATTGATTTGGAGTATAATACCGAAATCAAGGGTAGGATGTGTACAGTTATAGTACCAGTCGTAGGGATAGAAGAATGGTAAGACCTATCACAGTATTAATAATTGCACTGTATAATCTATCCCTATTTGCAGGAACAGCCTATCTTATTATAGAATATGACTGGAGCCCATGGTGGTTTCTATTGACAGTATTGGTTATGGGAATGTATAAGCACAAAGATGACTGAGTTTTATGTTTACATGTACCTAAGGAAGGACGGTACACCATATTATGTGGGTAAAGGAAAAGGAAAGAGGGCATACGCAAAACGAAAAGGAGTAAAGCCACCACCTATCGGAGATAGAATAGTATTTCCTTACACCAATTTGACGGAAGAAGATGCATTTCAAAAGGAAATAGAATTAATAGCCAAATATGGTAGGAAGGATAACGGCACTGGAATATTAAGAAATCTTACCAATGGTGGTGAAGGCTCAAGTGGATATATACCAACACCAGAAGTTTTGAAGAAACTCCGAGCAAGAAAGCAGACCTCTGAGCATATAGAAAAAAGAAGATTAGCTAACACCGGTAAAAAACGCTCCAAAGAATATTGCGAGAGATCCAGTATGAGGCAAAAAGGTAAAGTATTTTCACCAGAACATAAAGAAAAAATAAGTAAAGCACATTTAGGTAAAGAAAGATCCTTAGAACATAGAGAAAATATAGGTAGAGTGCAACGAGGTAAAAAATTATCACCCGAAACCATAGAGAGAATGAGACAAGCACAACTAAAAAGATGGAAGATTAGATTGCAAACCAAAGCATTACAAGCACAAAATGCTGGATTAGATAATTTTCTGAGCGATTAACGCACCGCAACCGCACTAGCGAGAAATGAGCACCATAAAGACATGCCCGAAGTGTGGGATTACTCACAAAAAAAGAGGACCATTCTGCGGGTATTCCTGTGCCAATGCCCGTGAACAACCGCCTGAATTGCGTGAGGCCAAGAGTAAGAAACTAAAAGCATATCACCAATCGCCAGAGGGAATCGCAACGGCCTCAATGAGCCGAGACTTTATGCGGGCCATTAACAGAGAACGAGCCAATGACCGAAGCGGAGAATATACCCTACAAGACGAAGACTGGATGCTGGACATCCCGGTACCCCATGATGAAGAATACGGAGATACATATACCGATGGAAACGATATATGGAGATCCGAATGAAGACATTGAAACACACATGCGACAATTGCGAGGCCGCATTTAAGATAGTATACGACGGCGACCAAGCGCCAGATGATCCGACCTTTTGCCCATTCTGTAGCGAATACATAATGGAAGAGAGTGAGGATTCCGATGACTTGGACCTATAATAATGGTGAAGTGACTGATGAACTGATTGGCGATTCATACGGTTTTGTTTATATCATAACGAACTTGCAGAGCCAGCGCCGATACATTGGTCGCAAGTACTTAACTAAAGCAGCCTATAAAACGGTGAACGGCAAGCGAAAGAAGATCCGCAAAGCAAGCGATTGGGAGACATACTACGGCTCCAATAAGGTACTACTAGAAGATGTGAAGCGCCTTGGCGAAGTGAACTTTACTCGGGAGATTGTGCGGTTCTGCCGAAACAGGTCCGAGTGTGCATATTGGGAGACGCACCATATATTTGCGATGGGTGCTTTGCTGAGTGATTCATTCTATAATGAGTGGGTGACATGCCGAATATCAAAGCGAAATCTTGGTGCCCGTTAATCGTTTTACGTATAAAAGCGTTTTTTACCCTTTATAAATCAACAACTTGGCGGGTGTTTTTTCGTGTTTTTTGCGTTTATACACGGAGGAATAGGCACCTATGTACCTCCAGCTTAACCTTCAATTATAACACGTTTTCCCGCTTTTGTCAACACTTGACAGGATAATCTTTTTATGGTATAATTACTCTTTACGGAGAATTACCATGTTTAAAGACTTAGATGACGCCAAGCTAGCCGACTTGCTGGAAACTCTAGCGGACCTTTCCCTAGACGGAGAAACCTTCCAGATTTGCCATGCGGCTCTGCGCCTACAGACTGTCTTGATGGATCATTATCAGCCTGATTGAAGTTTACCAAAAATAACACTTGACAAGCCTTGTAGTACTTAAGTATAATGGGGCTGTGGGGCTTTCAGATACTTGATTATTTTAATCTGGTATTACTTGACATTAGTACCAGTCCTGTTATACTGTATACATGTTGAAAGTTATTGAGTTTATCGGAGTGTTCTGTGGCATACTAGGGTCGTTCCTAGTTGCAAGAGGATTCCTAGCAGTAGGGTTTTGTCTTTTTCTCGTTTCCTCTATAGCATTGTGCTATTCAGCCGTGAAACAAAGAAATTGGAACTTGACCCTCCTACAAAGTGCATTTTTGTTTTCAAACGTGCTTGGAGTTAGTAATTATGTTTTCGGAGTATAATATGTCCTCAGAAGTGAAACCTTTCGTTTTCGGATTTGTTTATGCACTAGCCCTGGCTGTGCTTGTCCTTGATTTGCTTGTTTGGAGAGCCCTATGAGCCGTTTGTCCGATATTGCTATTGATATCCAGTGTGCCCTGGAAGATGGTGAACTTTCGTTTGCAGAAATTGCCGCGATTTATGAAGTACCCATTACTTGGGTCATTGAAGTGGCCGAGTGGATTCACAATGATGAATTGAAAAAACTGCAAATGTAATACTTTTTCTGTACTTGACATATACCGAGTTTTCTGGTATAATAGAATACATGAAAAGCAGAAAACCAAGATCCGATAGAAATCATGTCCTGTACCGTGTCACCTGTGTGGATACCGGTGATTCATACATTGGTGTTACAGTAGCCAAAGGGCATGCGTTTGTAAGATCCGTCAAAGTCCGCTGGCAAAAGCATGTCAGCCGTGCTAAGTGTGAAGACAAGGCTTGGGCGTTTTGTGAGGCTCTCCGTAATCTGGCCGAATGTGAATGGCGTTATGAAGTGCTGGATGTGGTTCGTGGGCGTAAACCAGCGCACCAAAGTGAGCGAGCACTAATTGACCTGTTTGAACCAACTTTGAATACTTTTTAACTACAGCAAAAAAGTCAAGTATTCATTGACAAAGGTTGAAATCCTGGTATAATTAACCCATAGATTGAGAGAAAAGAAATGCCCGAAGTAGTAGAAACCGAAGAAGTTGCAGAAGTAGTCCCAGAAAATGAAATGTCGGACTACCAGTACATGATGAGTTGTCTTTACGATAACGATTGAAAAAGGAACAGAAAATGACAAACCTCCAGATTACTCTAGCCAACTTGCAAAGCGAGTACCAGCGGAATGCAGAAATTAACAAGTCCCTGCGAGTGCAGATCCAAGACTTGAAATTTCAGGTCGTAAAGGAAAAAGCGTTTGCTAAGGTCTTGCGTCAAAGCGCCAAGTCCCAAAAGATAGCGGCCCGTGAAGCTAAAAAAGCGGCTCGGATTGAAGCCTTGGAAAAGAAATTAATGGCGCTTAGAATGCGCTGAAGGAGTTTATTGTGAATGATTTTGTTTTTAGAGATTTTGTAACCGTTGCAGATATGATGGCCGCACTGTCCGCATTGCCGCCTGATGCAAAACTGGTGATGACCCATTCTGGTTATTACTGTTACAACGAGTTGGCCGAAGTGTGTCTGCCGGAAGCATACACCATGGATGACGCCGAAGGCGGTCTTTCCGAAGGCGAAGTAGTGTATCGGCTGGGCCATTCGCACCAGTCTTATTGATTGATTTCCTGATGCTAGGCAGGTCAAGGCCTAGCAGTCCTATCCCAAGGATCACCGATACTAGAATATCGGGCCGATGAGCATTGCAAGCCTTACCACGGGTGCCAATGGACGAGAATTTGGGAAGCAGTAGTTAGCAGTGGGAGACTTTGGTCGGCCCAGGTAAAACTGGGATTTCCTCTAATCCTTTTAATGAGTATTGAAATGAGTAAAGTTAAAAAAATTCCCGGTTTTGAGAATTATTCCGTGTCCTCCGAGGGTACGGTATCCTCTAGATTCCGAGAATTGAAACCTTCCACGTCCACTGGATATGCTAGTGTAACGATATCTAATGGTAAAGAAAAACGAAACTTGCAAATCCATCGTTTGGTGGCTAAACTTTTTATTCGGAATCCAAAAAATCTGGAGATTGTGAACCACATTGATGGCAATAAACTGAACAATGATGTATCCAATCTGGAATGGGTTGACCGCAAGGGTAATGCTCGGCACTATGAAAAAGAGTTAGCCCCAAAACTCCGAGCCGAGCGTAAAGCGAAAAAAGAAAATGATATGAAAGCTAGGTTGTCAATTGTGAATTTTTCGCATTCCGCTTGTACTAGCAATCCTGAGTTGTTTCACTCAATTTACAAGACGGTGATGGAGATTTAATAAGGAGAACAAAATGGAACGATATAAACAAGTGCTCCGTATCCAGCGGTTGCTCTTGGGCGAAGTAGACCACGAAGTCACGGTTAGGAATATCAATGGCAGATACCACTGCCGAGTTTTTACTAATGGTGAATTGAACCAAGAAGCCGTTTGCTATAGTAAGCGAAACATTGGTTACACTTGCCGCAGCCTTTTGCGTTGGGAAGATAAGTGTGGAAACCTGAGTGCTTTTGCTGGAGCCGCACGTAAACGGCTGAATACTTGACTGGAAAAACTGAGAACTTTTGTAATATATTGACAAATCTTGGATTCCTGGTATAATTAACCCATAGATTGAGAGAAAAGGAAAAAAGATGAATTACGGAATGTTCTCGGATGAAGGAAACCTTGCTGTTCATGGTATCGTGTTGTACCATAAAGCGGTTAAAAGCCCTTGGCTAGTTGTCTATCAAAACCTGTGTGACTTGGCTGCAAGCAACCGGGACATGTTTGGTGAAGCTACCGACACCGAAGTGCGTGATTGTGTGTATGGCGCTATTGGTGCTGATAAGCGCGGCGAGTGCTTCTATGTGTGAAGCCTTTAGAGGATATAAAGATATTCCTAGCCAGGTCGTGGCTAGTGACTTGAAATCCAAGGGTATCACTCAGTATAGTTGGTATCCTGCAAATGGATGCATTGGTGTTACATACGGAAATGTTAGTTGTTACTATTATGTCCGTGACGGTAAAATTGTGGATATTATTTTTGATTGAGGTTCTCCATGTCTAAATTGTACATTTTCACTCAGAATTACGAGAATTACGGCTCGGAGAATGATCCTTACTGGAAACCGAAGGGTGGTTCGGATTACTTTGTGTATGATTTTGATGGCGATGAGGCTACAACCATCATGCTGGTCCGTGACCAAATTGAGTGCGATAACCCGTTTTATCGGTCACAAATCGCTGGCTGGGAAGTAGTACCTAATAACTACCTTACAGAATTTGAGCAGAATCAACTGGACTACGAAGGAAGTATTCGTTTTCCAGCCCGTGTCATTTCCGCAACAAAGTAAAAAACCGCTTGACATTCTTACCAGGCCTGTTATACTATATTCATAGATTGATAGAAAAGTGAAGGAAAGAAAATGTTGTTAGTCCTCTTAGGTGTTTTTGTTGCTCTGGTTCTTACCGGAGTTGTTGTTGGTTCTTCCGTAACTTCTTTGGGATAAATCATGCGTACCAAGACAATCATAGAAGGTTTTAAGAATTCTCAGAAATTCCGTGTTATCTTCAAAGGTGACGGGTCTGAGAATGACATTGGTTTTTATATGACGGTCCAGCAAATGACGGAACAATTCGCCACTGTGATGGCGCGGTGCATTTGCTGGGAAGCGTTGATTCAGTTATCATACGAACGCCGTATGGCCGATGCTACACGGAAACCCATTCCTACGGGTCTTGGCACTACAATTCGTGGCAAGCAAGTGCAAGTAGATTTGGTCTAAGGAAATATCATGGACAAAGCGATACAGGAATTCTTAGCATCTGGCGGTAAAATTGTGAAGTGTAAACCACGTGCTCCGCGCAAGGGTGAAAAAACTTGGACGGCCAGTAAATACTCTATTGCCAACATTGGCGCTAAAGCTATGGCGACTGGATCACGTGGAATTAAAGCAACGAGGGATTATGTTTAATATTGAATACATTGAAGTGGATCAACCCGTGAAACATGCTCGGGAGATTGTGTCGGATTTGCTGGATTCTCGCTGGCTTGATTGTGGTGCCTTTGCTAATGTGTACCGCTTTGAAGATGAAATTCTCAAGGTTTTTGAGGATGACAAAGGCTACCTAGCGTACCTGGAAGCATTGTCTAAGCTGGAGAAGCCGAATTCCTATGCGCCCGTGATTAACTATGTCAAGGTGTTTACAAGCGGTAAAAAGTCGGTTGGACTTGTGTCCATGGAGCCGTTGATAGCCTGCAGTAAATTACGAGGCGACAAATACAAGGATTTTCGGAAGACTGTGGGTCAGATTAGCAATTATTTTGATGGTAGCAAAAAGTATGAAATTCCTGAGGAACTTGTAACATTGCGTAACCTTATCAAGGATGCGAAAAAAGTGACACGGCGGATTTGCTATGATATCCATACCGGTAATGTCATGTTGCGGGCGAACAACACTTTGGTCGTTACTGACCCTCTAGCATATTGACATGGTACTGGTTTTATCGTATAATTAAAGATATGAACAAGATTTTTATTTCCCGTAAGACGGAATTGCGACACGGTTATTTTGTGATTCCTTTTGTATGTTCCGACTTAGCCAATGTTGATACTGATTTATCGCATTTGGATAGGTCTGATTTAGATAATAGAAAACTTGCGGATGCATCGGTTAGGATCCGTGCAAAAATGCTAACCCTTGGTTATGAAGTTGAGGCTGTAAACTTCCGCAATATGAGTATTTCCGCTCGGTACCAAAGTTTTGTAGTATAATGATGAATGAACAAATAAAACAATTTATTGAACAGTCTCAAAAAGTTGTCGGATATACTGATGGCGGGTATACTGAAATCAAAGCATTAGACCCAGAAAAATTCGCCCTGTTGCTTGTTCGGGAATGTATTTGGGAAGTGGTCAAAGACAATGAAGTTCCACATAACATTCAAGTATTGATTGGTGAGAGATTTAAACAACATTTCGGAGTTGAAGAATGATGCACGGAATGAACAAACCGATTAAGAAACTTTGGAAAAAAGCTGGCGGATACTATGATAAGACCAATAAACAATACATCATTGATGATCCAGGAAAATTTGCAGATTTTATTATTTTAAAATGTTATGACATATGTGATGAATATCGTGAATTGGGTAGCGGTGAAACTTGTGCTGGTGAAATTATAATGTATTTTGGAGCAGAAGAATGAATGGCCGAATTCAAGAATTGGTCAAACAGGTCTATGGTTCACAAGCAACCGAACAAGAAATGAAGTTAGCCTATTTGATTATTCGGGAATGTAGAGATATTGTAGGTAAGACAAGGGACCAAGCGATTGAAGAAGAATGGAATGTGGATGAAGCCATGTCTACAGCAATGTTTGATATTGAAGATTATTTTGGAGTTAAATAATGGAAAACATTAAGGTATTTGTTGTCGTAAGAGATGAAGAATCAGAATCTTCTTCCGAAATTCTTGGTGTCTTTTCTAATAGAGTGGATGCACAAATGTATGTGTATGATGCTATTCATACCGAATTTGATATTGATGATGATATTCCTGATGAGGAATTGTTTGATGAAATCGCTGGGTCTGGTATTAACTTCACAATTGAAAGTCATTACTTGAGGTAAAATATGATTAGAATAATCCTAGCTTTTGTTATTGTTTTTGTATTGTTCTTTTTCGGTATTCAGTACCTACGGAATATGTCCGGGAAAGAATCGTGGAGTTTGATAAAACTCTTGACATATAGTGCGGTCTGTGCTATACTTACTTTCGGTAGTTTAGTTGCTCTTGTGGTACTTTTTTAAGGATATATGATGAAAAAATTTGCTCTTACTGGTTTGGTTGTTGCTTCAATTCTCGCAACGGGTTGTACCCGAATTGAGACTGGTGAAGTTGGTGTTCGTGTTGGCTTTGACAAACAAGTCCAGCAAGGTGAATTATTGCCCGGTTCTTTTAATCAAACCATGGTCGGTGATGTTCTTACATTCCCCATTAAAGATGTGAATGTTAAACTTGAGGACATGACACCTGTTGCTAAAGATAACAGTACCATGAAAGACTTGGATGCAGTGGTTATCTATAACATCAACCAGGCACAGGTTGCTGAATTGTACAGCCAAAAGAGTCAGGCATTCCATGCTCGACACAACGGCGACATTTATTTGATGTATAACTACATTGTCCAAACTACCCGTAACGCTATCTACAAGGAAGCACGAAAGTATGAGGCTCTAGATATGGCTGATAATCGCCAAGCGATGGAACAAGCTATCAAAGAACAAATTCAAAAGAGTTTGGCTGATGAAAAACTTGATGGTAGTTTGATTATTGGTCAAGTGTTGATTCGGAATATTTTACCTGCTGATTCGGTTGTTGCAAGTGCAAATGAGTTGGTTCGTGCTAAGAATGAATTGAAACAAAAAGAAGTTGAAGTTAAGACTGCTAAGATGGAAGCAGAACGTATGCAAGCATTGAGTAATCAAGGTGCTCAAAGTATCGCTTACATGCAAGCGCAGGCTATGATGAATATCTCAGAAGGTATCAAGAACGGCAAGGTGCAAACGATTGTTGTGCCAGCAAACTTCAATGCGCTGATGATGCAAAAATGAACGAACGAATTCAACAACTTGCTGAACAGGCTGGCTTTAAAAGCAATCCCGATATCTATGACCGCAATCAATCATTTGATATATCTAAGTTCGCCGAGTTGATTGTGCGGGAATGTGCTGAACAGATTATAGCAAAGGGAACAGATTGGGTTGATTTTGCTCCAAGTCAAACAGGCGTGAGACCGGAATATTGGGATATGGCTCAACAGATTAAACAACATTTCGGAGTTGAAGAATGAATGAACGAATTAAACTACTTGCTGAACAGGCTGGCTTTATTGATATAGGTAATAATCATACTGCTTATATGAATTTTGACCACGAAAAGTTTGCCGAGTTGATTGTTAAGGAATGTGGTGTGGCATTAAGTCCTATGTTGCGTGATATGGTTAGTAGAGGACAGGCTTTTGATTTGATTAAACGACATTTTGGAGTTGAAGAATGAAAGTTGTAATAAACGCTTGTCACGGTGGCTTCGGCTTGTCTGATGCAGCCTTTGAGAAATTCCTTGACCGTAAAGGTATAGCATGGGAAAAACAACCTCGTGGAGGTTATGGTTGGCATGAATATTATCATGCTGGGCACTTGGGTAAAGACGAACACTATTTGTATTCACGTACAATGACTGAGGATCGGTCTGATCCTGATTTGATTGCCGTGGTGGAAGAAATGGGTCAAGAGGCCAATGGTTTCTGTGCTGAATTGAAAGTGATAGAAATACCCGATGATGTGGAATGGGAAGTTGAAGAATATGATGGTCTTGAATGGATTGCTGAAAAACATAGAACCTGGAATTAATTAAAGGAGAACGATATGCCGAATTGGTGCGCTAATACACTTACACTTGAACATGAAGATCCTGCTATGATTGAGCGGGCGAAGACTGCATTTGCTGAAGGTAAATTTCTTAAGGAACTTGTACCCCCGCCAAGCAGAGAATGGGACTATAATTGGTGCGTAGAGAATTGGGGCACTAAATGGGACGTTGGTAGTGATGACGGTATCAATGAGTTTACTGATACCACTTTGGTACTTTATTTTGATAGTGCATGGGCACCTCCTTTAGCCGCTTATAAAGCTATGGAAGAATTAGGTTTTACTGTCCGTGGTATGTACTATGAGCCTGGCTTGTGTTTTGCTGGTATCTACGAGGACGGCTTTGATGATTACTATGAATATTCCAATTTGTCAAGTGAAGAAGTTGCGGCTATGATTCCAGATGAATTGGATGAAACTTTTAACATTAGCGAACAATTGGCTGACTGGGAAGAGGAGAATGAGGATGAGTGAAGGTTGGTTTGGTTTTATTTTCGGTATAATTACTGGTATTGTTTTGGTCGGAGCAATTCAACAATTCAATCCAGGGGCTGCGGTAAATGTTGTTGCAAAAGAGATGAATGAGTGTGAAAAGTCATTGCCACGGGACCAGAAGTGTGTTATAGTTGCTGTTCCTCCTTCTAAAGACTAAACTATGAGCCTTGATGTTGATTTGATTGTGACACAACCCGTATCAGTATTTGATGCGAATATCACACATAACCTTGGACTCATGGCTTCGGAAGTGAAATTATCCAATGGCATGACATTGTATGATGTGCTGTGGCGCCCTGATGAACAATACGGTTTGCTTTTTGCAAGAGATATTGCCGAATTGTTGGATGAAGGTTGGAATATTCTTCTATCTGATCCAGAACGTTTTCGTAAATTTAATCCTGCTAATGGTTGGGGTTCATATGATGGGCTGTGTAATTTTGTATATAAGTACAGGAATGCATGTTGGGATAATCCTGATGCTGAGTTGAGAATTTCAAGATGATTAAAGAAATAATCCATTGCGACAAGTGTAATTCGGATAATGTTATTCACGAACCTAAGCGCGGACCTGTGCAAGAGAATCGCCGCACAATGACAGAGGTGATTGAACAAAAAAAATACAATATGGTTAATGCTGTTTATAATTATCAACACTGGATTCTTCTGTGCAAAGATTGCGGGCACCGTTTGGAGTATTACGTATGAATGAGCGAAGTAAGAAACTGGCTGACCAAGCCCAGTATTATGCTGAGTATACTACACCACAAGGCTTGGAGTGGTTGCCTGCGTTTAAAGAAAGATTCTTCAAGGTGATGACAAAAGAATTCATTGGCTTACTTGAATATGAGATTGCTATGTTGGAGAAATATAAATCCACATCATGCAATGAATCTGACCGCAGATGGCATGAAGGTAAGATTGTGCATTTTCGCCGAATGATAGATAAGACTAAAGACCACTTCGGAGTTGAATGATGTACCAACTAATTTTAATATCATTGTTAGTCACCAATGGTAAGTTGGAAATGCATCAAACCAAACTGGATACATTCTACACCGCAAAAGAATGTGAACAATTTAAGATTGTGCTGGAGAATAAAACTCTGTTGAAATTAAACTCCAATACAACCAATGCAATTATTGTTTTTGAATGTCGGAGAGAAGTATGAGTACTGTTGGAAATTTTAAGATGTTCAAGTGGGTACCTGATGGCACTTATGACTACAGTGGATATCTTGTGAGGTATGTTATTGTTAATTGTAATCCTGTGACTACGATTGCAAAAGAATGGTTAGATAGAGGCGGACCAGATGATGTATCGGTTGAATTGAAACGACCGTGGGGATCCTTTCCTGATTTTCCACCCAAGTGAGGTTTATATGAAAGAAGAATTAGATAAATTGCTCTGCGAGAGATATCCAAAGATGTTTGTTAATCGTGACAAGTCAATGCAAGAAACGGCTATGTGTTGGGGCTTTGAATGTGGTAGTGGTTGGTTTGAATTGATTAATGCGCTTTGTGCTACCATTCAAAACTACATTGACAACAATTCACGACCGGGGAAAGAAATTCCTCAAGTGACTGTGGATCAAGTAAAAGAGAAATATGGTACTTTGCGTTTCTATGCTTCTGGCGGGGATAGATTGACAGATGGCATGATTTGGTTTGCTGAGAGTATGAGTGCCCACACTTGCGAAACTTGCGGGCATCCTGGCAAATGGCGAGGTGTCGGTTGGTTCTATACATCGTGTGATGAACATGCCAAGGATGGCGAATAATTTTTTTAATGGAGTTTTTATGACTTATGAAGATGTAATTGAGACCCTTGCTTTGCGGGCTGCTAATCGGTTCATTCACCGTATGCCTGCGCCGTGGTTGATGAATGATGAAGATGTGATTTATGCGAAAGCATTTGGGCATGATGTTGATGCGGTTCATTTCGGCGTGACTTCATTGTTCCAAGATGCGGTAAGATATCTCGGCAGTAATAAATGAGTTTGATTTTTCCTTTTATTTTTGTAGCGTGGTCTGGCTGGCGATTGATTCATCTAGATTACACTAAACATCCGAAATGGTATTATTTGCTAGATGGCTTGGTTTTCTCATTTAATCTAAGTGTAATACTTTTGAATCTATTTCCTTGATGTTGTAATTCTGCAACAAAGCACTTGACATGGTACCTAATCCTGCTATACTATACCTATAGATTGATAAAGGAACGAAATGTCTACAGCGATTCAAATCTCCCGTGAAGTCCAGATGTACGGCTCACCAAAAGCCCAAATCATGGAATCAATTGAGCGGTCAATTACTTTTAAATTCTCAGGTATGGGAATGATTATCTGTGGTTACATGTCCGACATTCAGGAAATGAATGAACGAAATCAAAACGGCATCTACACTGAGCAAATTCGGCAAACCTTGAATATTTGCAAAATGCTTATGATGGACACCGAATTGGGTTTCAAAAATATTTAATTGGAGTAAAAAAATGGGAACACGTTGTTTGACTTATGTTTATGAGGTTAATGAGCCTATCGTTTGTTTGTATCGCCAGTTTGATGGTTATCCATCTGGTCATGGTGCAGAGTTAGGCGATTTTCTAAAAGGTATTCAGTTAGGAAATGGTATTGCCGGCAAACCTGAAATGGGTACATTTGCAAACGGCATGGGTTGCCTAGCCGCACAATTAATTGCACACTTCAAAAAATCCGTCGGTGGTTTTTATATCCATGCGATAACGGATTCTGGTGGTGTGGATTATGAGTACCATGTTTATGCCAATAAAGTTGTGGTAAAAGATTCCGATGAAGAAGTTGTTTTTTCAGGGTCACAGAATGACTTTGTTGAATATTGCAAAGCGGAATAATGCGTAAACGTGACATTGCCTACCTTGTGAATAATCATATAATGAATGATATGTTATTTGCTATGCTGGGTAGTGATGAATTGGTCCAGCTTTGGTGGGAAACGCCAAATAAAGCGTTTGATATGAAGTGCCCAAAAGATGTTGAAGAACAAAAGGTTTACCAATACTTGGGCGCACATTGTTTTGGTTTTTAAGGAAATAAAATGGCTTACGTAGAAGTTGAAGTGGACTTGAGTGATTTTGATACCGATGAATTGTTAGAAGAATTGGAATTGCGAGGAACAGAAAGT